TAAATTATGTCATATTTAAACACGCCAATACCTATTGTTGAAGCGTATGTAAGAGGTAACTTTTTAAGAAATCAAGAAGATTCACATGATAAAAAATTTCCATGTTATATTTTCGGAATGTGTTCAATACCATCACAAGCTCCATTATTCCATTTTATAATGGAAGATGGGGGTTTGTGGTGGAGAATGCCTATACATGCTTTTTGTTGGAAAGAAGATGCTCCAGAACAAGAATTAGATGAGTTAGTTCTTTGGGATTCTTTTTCATATCATGTTGGAGTTACTTCGTATCCTATCTTAAAAAACAAAGTTGTTAAATTCTTATCAAGAAGAAGAGAAAAATACCAAGGTCGTTATTTGTTCACATTAGACTGGGGTAGTTCGTCAGATTCTTCAGATACTGATTTTCTTCTTAGTGAGTTTCCATCACAACATAAATGTGGTCATTTTATTGCAATGGATAATGGTAATTTTGCAATTCAGCCTAACAATAGATTAACGGTACATGACCCATCATTTACAATCAAAGAAGATTTAGTCATTCATAGAAAATACAATACTACATTATGGACAGCGGAAAGAAACTCAAGATGGGTTACTCCTGATACTGACTTAATGAATTATGACCATACTGACCTTGAAAAAGGTGAGACAAATGAAGAGATGTCAAAGGCTTATAAACAGTTTGAGTAATGAAAATATTTTACAATCATGATAATGGTTTTAATTATGATGGTAGAATTTTCTGTGAAGTAAGTTGTTTACCTGAAAAAGAAAGTGATGATGAACTTTTAAATGAAGGGTGGTTACCTTCAATGGAAGATAAAGATATATGGTACCAGTCAAGAAGTTGTAGGTTGAATATGGATGACTTTTATATGTCACCCAAAAGAAAAAACATAATTAATAAATTAAAAATAACGAATATTGATTATGAAAATAATAATTTAACTGATAATTTTTTTAAAAATTATTACACAGAAAAAGGTTTTGATATTTTTGATTTATATACCAATTGTTCTATTTTTTTTAAAATATCTTTAATACAGGTTGAATATCAAAATGAAATTGTCGGTTATGCTAGGTTTACCGAAAGAGATGAGTCTAACTTATTTTTAAATTTATCCTATTCCAAAAAATACCCAAAATTATCTTTAGGAACTAATTTATTTTTTATTCTTTCAGAATATACAAAAACACAAAATAAAAAATACTTATATATATACGAATCATACAAAGATGTATATGAATATAAAGAAAGTTTCACAAATGTAGAAATTTGGAATGGAACTAAATGGATGAAAAAAAATGAAAAACGCTAATTTTAAAAATATTGATAAAACAATTGAAACACTTAAAAAGTTTGATAAAGTATTGTTTTTAACTTGTTCTAATAGATATCAAAAAATTTTAGAAAAACAAACCCCCAAATCAACAATATTAGCGGAAGTTATGGCTGAAAAATTAGATAATGTAACTTTAATTAATGTTCCTGATTTAATTATTCATCCGTGTGAAGGTAATGTCTCAAGAGAGGACGGTAATAAGTGTGGATTAAAAGAAGCGTTACTAAAAGATAAAGAAAAAAATCCATCAGGGTATCATAGATGTTGGGCATCAATTCATAATGAGGATGATGAACTGTGGAAAATATCAAAAGAATTATTTGAGTCTGATTGTGTAATTTTTTTCACATCAATAAGATGGGGTAGTGCAAATATGTTTTATCAAAAATTAATTGAAAGACTTAATTGGATTAATAATAGATTTGTTCCTGGTAATGAATCAAATATAATAAAAGACGTTACTTCAGGTTTTATATGTGTTGGACAACATGAATATGCCGATAGAGAAATTAAAATACAAAAAGACATTCACGATTACTATGGATTTAAAACAAATAATAATCTTTATTGGTATTGGATGGCTGAAAATGTTGAGTATGATGATGAGACTTATAAAGGTTATTTAGAAAGTTATCCAAAGTTTTTTAAAGAATTTAAGATTAAAAAAATTCAATAATTTAATTTTTAGTAATTTCAAAAAAATCCGATGTGTTATCCCGAGCTAGGTCGGGATTTTTACTTTCATAGTATTTATAAAATATGGCTCAAGGTAAAACATACGGTATAACATTTCCATTCAGAGATTCTTTTGACGGTAAATATTTAGATTTAACCGACTTTAGTGAAGATGAAATTAAAACCGACTTAATTCATTTGTTATTAACGAGAAAAGGAAGTAGATATTTTCTACCAAATTTCGGAACTCGATTATATGAATATATTTTTGAACCACTTGATGGCCCAACATTTAACGAGATTGAAACGGAAATAAAGGATGCGGTAACTACGTATATTCCTAATCTTCAAATCACATCAGTTAAAGTTGAACCAATTATATCACCTGATGGACAATCAGATTTAACAACTACTTTTCCTGAAACGGGAGAATTAACTTTACCTGATTTGGCAATAAACGAACACACTGCAAAGGTGACAATAAATTATAATATTACTAGTGGAGTATTTAATACTTCAGACTTTATAATTATTAATATATAAAATGGCACAACAAATATCATATACGACAAGGGATTTCCAAGCAATAAGATTAGAATTAATAAATTATGTTCAAACTTATTATCCTGATTTAATTCAAAATGTTAACGACGCTTCGATTTTTTCAGTGTTTTTAGATTTAAACGCAGCGGTTACAGATAATTTAAATTTTAATATTGACAGAGCGTTACAGGAAACTGTTCTACAATATGCTCAAAAAGATATATCTGTTTATAACATAGCAAGAACATACGGTTTAAAAATACCTGGATTAAGACCTTCTATTGCTCTTTGTGATTTCTCTATTACAGTTCCTGTAGATGGTGATTCTGAAAATTTACAATATTGTGGTGTTTTACGTAGAGGTAGTCAAGCGTTGGGTGCCGGTCAGACGTTTGAAACTTTATATGATATTGATTTTGCTTCTGAATACAATTCAGAAGGTTTTCCAAATAGGTTAAAGATTCCAAATTTTAATGCAAATGGAACATTAGTAAATTATACTATTTTAAAAAGAGAACCTGTTGTAAATGGTGTAACAAGAGTATTTAAAAAAGTTATATCACAAACAGATTCAAGACCATTTTTAGAAGTATTTTTACCTGAACAAAATGTTTTAGGTGTTACAAGTGTTCTTTTAAAGAATGGAAACAATTTTACAAATATTCCATCAGCTCAAGAATTTTTATCAACTGTTGACAGATGGTATGAAGTTCAGGCTTTGGCTGAAGACAGAATTTTTATTCCTGACACTACTAAAACATCTGACAATCCTGGTATTAAAGTTGGAAAATATTTACAAACAAATCAAAGATTTATTACTGAATATACACCACAGGGTTATCTTAAATTAACTTTTGGTGGAGGTAATCAATCTACAGATGAATTATTAAGACAATACGCTTTAAATGGAATTACTTTAGATATATCAAAGTATCAGAATAATTTTTCTTTAGGGTCTACTTTAAAACCAACAACAACATTGTTTATTCAATATCGTGTTGGTGGAGGACTACAAAGTAATTTAGGTGTTGGTATTATTAATCAAATTGGAACAATTAATTTTTCAGTTAATGGTCCTAACGCCCAACAGAATCTAAATACTATTAATTCTCTTCAGGTAAATAATGTTACTGCTGCAGTTGGAGGGGCAAACGCACCTACTATAGAAGAAATTAGAAATTTAGTTGGATTTAACTTTGCATCACAAAACAGAGCGGTTACCATTAATGACTATGAAGCAATTTTAAGAAAAATGCCATCAATGTTTGGAGCACCGGCAAAAGTTGCAATAACTGAAGAAGACAACAAAATCAAAATTAATATTTTATCTTACGATACCGAAGGTAATTTATCAAGTAATGTGTCAAATACGTTACAAAGTAATATTGCTAATTACCTGTCAAATTACAGAATGATAAATGATTATATTTTTGTAAATTCAGCCAATGTAATTGATTTGGCATTTGATGTCTCAGTAGTATTAGATGCTAGTCAAAATCAGGGGACAGTTATTACAAATTTGGTTGAAAAGGTTCAAAACTATATGAGTCCATCAACAAGAGAAATGGGTTCAAATGTCTACATATCAGAAATAAGAAGATTAGTTCAGGAAGAAGTTGGGGTAATAACAGTAACAGATATTAAAGTTTACAATAAAGTGGGTGGACAATATTCATCATCTCAAACTTCACAAAGATACGCGAATAGTGATACTAGACAGATTGAACTTATTGACGATACAATATTTGCAGAACCAACACAAATTTATGATGTGAGATATCCTAATAAAGATATTCGAATCATAGTAAAGAACTTAACTACAGTTAACTTTAGCTAACATCCTTTATTTTTATAAA